TTAAATCAACTTCCCTGACGAGTACGCCTGGAGATAATTGAGGAGTCGCCATTTTTTTCTCCGTGAAATCTCAGTTTATCTAAAAAATATTTATTAAAACGATACTTTACACAGGGGAAACCTGACGTGAATATCTACCAATCAGGATATTCCCAATTTGGAACTGTAGAAATATTCTTTTTATTTTCTACTATTCTTTTTATAGTACACTCCTTACACTCATATGAATATGAAGATGAAACTGGACCTCTATCCTTTCTTGTCCTATAAAATCCATCTATTAAATTTTTCATTTCTCCACAGACTCTACATTTTCTATCTGCCAATAACAAATGTCCAAGTTTTATCTGTTTATCTAAGTCCATTTACATATATTCCCACATATAAGCACGATCTCCATACTCGTCAACATACCACCTATCTCCATCAACATCCACAAAACTACTACTGTCTAAACCATCCGAAACAAATCCAAAGGGTGCCATATCCTGTTCAATTTGATTTTTTTGTTCTTCATATAGTCTTTTTCTAACATCTTGATCAGTGAGTTCTTTAAAATAATCTTGAGCAACTAACCAAGCATAAATCACGAGACACATTGCCAAATCATCATTACATCCTTCTTCCGCTTCGAATGAATTATGTTTTTGGATGAAAGTTGTGAGTTCGCTGATGATTTCATAATCATTCAAAAGTAACTTACTTTCTTCAATCATTGTCTTTAGATTGAGGCACCCAACTTTTTTAACAGTTTTAGACATCTTAACGCCAAGTTGAGTTTTCTTTCCAGAAAATCCTTGTCCAACAATTTGTCCCGCCCTACCTCTCATAGAACACATCAAAAGATTACTGTACTCCAAATCATATTGGATAATACTTGCTACTTGATCTCCTACATCATTTACTTCACATAAAACATATGCATTATTATATGCCGTTGCCGCTTCATGAATAATGCTTGGGAAAAGCATTGGTTTAATTTCATTATTTCTATATTTTGCAACAACCTTATGTGGAAATTCTGTTATGTCTACAACTGCAAATGCTGAGTAATCGTTTCCTACGCCCCTAGCAACGTCTACAGTGATGAGATAATCGTGATTCTCTATAGGATCTGAATAAACATCTAAACCCGCACTACGGGTCTTAGGGGCATCATAGACAAGCGTTCTAAGTTTAGATGGTGCAATTAGAGTATCGACAGATCCCAGAAATTCGCATTCAAACTCAACTTTAAATTGCTGATCCGAAGTGTTTGCAATAGTTTGCTTTTTCCATTCTTCATCTCTTCCCGGAACTTCGCTCCAATGAACATCCGTAAAGACATATTCATTTTTCCCCTTCTCAGCATCATGCCACATACGGTAGAAGTGATTCATACCATGTGGTGTAGAAACAATTATAACTTTTGTTTGTTTGCCTGAAGTAATTGTTGGATATACAGATGCGAAGAATGAATCTGCAATGTGATTTGGAACGAACGCAAATTCATCCAAAAACAAAATGTTAAATGACATACCACGAACTGCAGAAGCAGAAGTAGAAGCAGCCAAGATTTTACTTCCATTTTCCAGTTCCAAAGAACCTTTATTCCAAGATATGATTCCCTGCTGCATCCACTTTGGTAAGTTTTCGTATGCAGTTTGCAATCTGTCTAAAAGTTCCCTTGCTGTTGCTGCTTTGTTTGCAAGGATACCAATATTTACGTTGTCATTAAATACTGCATAGTGCAGCAAAAAAGATACTACGGTGGTAGACTTGCCAGTCTGTCGTGGCATCTTGCAGATATTGAATCGGTTATTGTGGAAATTATTAATTAATTTCTCTTGAAAGTGATATGGTTTAAACGTTTGCAGTCCGTGATCAAGAGTTACAATTTTTACATAATTATTTGCAAAGTAAACTGGATCATCTTTACACTTCACAAATTCAAGAATTTGCTCTTGCGTAAATTCAATCTGGGTGTTTGCCTTTTTTAATAACGGGTTACCGAGATAAACATCATTTGGCATAATAAAAACCTTCTATTAGTTACAATTCCAGCGACGGAGTGCTTTATTAATATTACTATCTGGATCTCTTGAAGTTTCTGCTGAAGTTAGTTTTGATTTCATCCCTTTCATACGTCGGCAAAATGAAGCACGGCGTTTCGCTCTTTTACCTTCTGGATTCTTTTCAGTTACTGCAGTTTGAAGTTTTGACCCCGGATTTTCGCTACGATATGCTTTGACTGCGGCAGGACTTAATCCATCAGTTTTATCTTGGCGATTTACTTTTTGCCAGTCCTCCTCAAACTCCACTTGTTCTCCATAAGGTTTTACATATTTTTTTGATGGACCAGGAAATCCAAAAGAACCTCCTTGTGGACCGAAAGGTTGAATTAATGGTTGTCCTGGTTGAATTTCTGATGTTGAATGATAAAGAACGTTGCAACCAGGATAAACTTTTTGCAACTCATCATTAATTTCTTTACGAGTTGGGAGTTTTGTTTGCGGAAAGAACATCTTAAGTGTATAATACTTTGCTCTCCAAGAAAGAGTTACTGCAATCACATTTCCTGTCTGTGCTTGAAGTCTTGTTGCTTCTTTAACTTGAGACCTGAATCCTTTAATTGATTCTGGTTGTATCAAATCAATAACCTCAGCAAAAGTATTGCCATTCAAATCTTCAATTGTTTCTTCTGAAGTGGGAACACAATTGGGAACCATTTTTTTACCTTTTTTCTTCATACCCACTTGCTTGTACCCAGACCAACAAGATTCATCCATTTCTTCACTTGCAACATAATCTGCTGCAGTATCAATATAGTCTGCTGCTTTAGTAATCTTTGATTGAACCCATGCTTCCAAAGCACCTTCACCTTTGCCAACTTTCATTTGAAGTCTCTTTACAGCATCGACAATGGTTTTCAATTCTGAACGTGCCATAGAATATTCATGATCCTTGATGGAAACCTTATCCCATGCCTTTCCACCATAAGAACACTCAGATCTTGATTCTCTCTTGTCGCAGAGTGGACAATATCTTTGCTCTTCTACTGCTTCAGATTTAGTTCCCCAATTATCAGCACCAACTTTACGACACTTAACCAATGCCCCTGATGCGTATGCACTTGGCCAAACACTGTAACGTGATTTTACTTTATGGTAGCAAGCATCCTTTGTTCCACTGCCCTTACTTTTTTTATCCTTTGCTTCTTGCACATCTAGTTCTTCTTTCATTTTCTTCTTTGGTGAATCGGTAGAAACATAGGTTGGTTTTGCAGCACCTGTTTTTTGTTGTTGTCCGGGGTCTGCTGCTTTTTTTCTTATTGCTGCTGAACGTCTTTCTGCTGGTGTCATACTTGCTCTTTTTGCAGAAGAAACACATTTAGGAGTTCCCTCTCCAGGTTCATCACTTGCACATGTTCCGCCAGTTACTACATTGACCCAACCAGATTTCCCATCCTTTGATTTTGATTTACCAAACCAATCGCGAAGACCCTCTTCCTTTACAGTATCTTCATATGCAATTCTTTTTTTACTGTGTTCTATTTCTCCCTTTTGCTTAGCAATCAATTTTTTTGATCCAGCACCGACATTAATATCTTTTGGATTTTCGTCTGGTATTTTTTTCTTTGGATTATCAAAAACATCCACGTCTCCATCAGCATCACGATCTACAAATTCAATTGCAGAGTGATGGACAAGTTGCTTCAGATCTAAATTAGGATCCAACTGATGTTGTTTTCCTTTTAGATGTGGTGTTTTGTGAGAGAACTTTACGGTTTTCATTCAACGGATTTTGATTTAGTTTCTTCACCTTTTGCTCTTTTTTTTCTTCCCGCACAGTGAGCACGTTGAGAAAATCCTTTTGGATTTGAGCAGTCAATACTCTTTTTATATTTATTAGTCCAGTCTTCTTGGAAATGCTTAAACGTTTTCATTTTCAGTTTGTTGCTTCAAAAGTTTTGCCAATTCTGCGGTTGACCCAACAAAAAGAGCATTGTTGACTGTTGTTGGACCTTTAGTAACCCTTTCTTCCTCAATATCCTTCAGTTTCTTTTGAAGATCCATTAACTTGTCTGTTGCATCGGCAACATTTTTAATCAATTGTCCGGCAACTTCATATGCACGAGGCATTTCACTTTCTTGGGCAAGTTCAAGAATGCCATTAATTGCCTCCTGTCCTTTTTCTATGAGAGAATATAAATTTCCTCTCGTATAATCGTAATCTTTTTTAATATCATCAACTGCAGAAGCAACTGCCTCTATTTTTTCAATCTTGCTCTTACTTTCAATAGGAACTATTTCTCCATCAACATTAAAAGCATCGTTCAGACTATCAAATTTCTTTGTCATTTTCATGAGTTACTTCCACTGAATCCAAAATCATCACCATCTTCAATTAATGTATCATCTGTAGTCGTAATAGATTTAACTGGAGATCCTGCCAAGTGCGAAGTTACATTTGTGTTATCCCTTCCCCTATCTACTGTAAGAATATTTCCTGCCTTGGATTTTACGTATACTTCTTCACCTTCAAGATCTAAGTATGTGTCAATAGAAATGGAACTAGCATCATTTACTGTGATAAGTATATCCTCAGTGCTAATATCTTTAGTGAGATTTGTAACAATGGTGCCGGTATAGTTTTTGATAGCTCTTGGTTCTGCCGAATATACAATTTCTCTGGATGGAGTACTTGTAGTATCTCCAGCAATATATCCAACTGTGGTCTTTTTGATAATATCTTTTGTTGCAGAGGAAACTGGACCAAAAAGGTAAGTTTTTGCGGTGAATCTTAATGTATAAATTAATACCCTTCTTGTTGTAAAGTTACCTTCATAATCATCTTGCATCGTAATGTTTTCTAGAATTATGGGTATATCCCTTTTTTCATTAATAATATCAACTAATTCAACACTCATTGTGTATGCTGGTTGAAAATATGGTAAAATTTGCTCAACAATTTGTAAAGCATCATCATTCAATTTGCACATAATACTAAGTTCAAATTGCATATTATATGGAACGGGAAGATATGTTTTTTTAGTCTCTGTTCCATCTTCCGTTGACTTTGCCGTGAATGTTTGAGTGGTTGATGATTTTCTTGCTGGATCATAGTTTAAACCAATAAATTCAAATGACATTCTTGGTAATGTAATTTGAATTGGCTTATTTAAATCTGGAGATTGCTCTAATCTTGCAAGAAACTTTTGCGTTGGGCCATAAGCAAGCGGAACCTTAATGACATTAGTAACTGCTCCACTATTATTAGTGTGCTTAATACTTATCTCATTAAATAAAGAACCGAAAGCAATAACAGTTCTTCTTAAAATTTCGTGATAAAAATACTCAAACATATCTTATAAACCCTTATATTATTATTTAAACATGATAACTTTTATTTATGGCATTCCAAATGGATTGGATTCATTAAAATCAATAATATCATTTGCTTCATCTTCAATTTCTTCATTATTAGCAAATCCATCCTTTAGGGTAAACGTATCAGTAAATCTTAATTTGTAAGAGGCATTTGATGATGCTCCAACAATATTCTCCCCAGCAGTAAATTGCCCATTAACGTTCGAAACTTCTAAAATATTAGTTACTGAATTCCAAGATCTAACCCTAGCAGTAACTCCACTTTGGGATCCAGTGACTACCTCATTGAACATAAACGTTCCTATCCCACCAGTGATACTTGGCGGTGCTATTGTTAATGTAGGTGCAATAGTATAACCTAGTCCAGCATTTGTTATTCTAATTTGCGATATTGTTCCTGCTGCAGAAACAACAGCAGTTGCGGCCGCAGATACTGAAGAAATACCACTAAATGTAATTGTTGGCGGAATCACGTAACCAGATCCAGAATTTGTAACTGTTATAATACCGACGATTCCAGTTCCAATTGTTGCAGTTGCAGATGCACCACTACCTTCACCACCAAAGATCCTAACTCCAGGAGCCACAGTGTATCCATATCCAGGATTAACTATTTCTACACTCTGTACCGATTGTGCCGAAGGGTTTGTATTATCATTACACACTACAATTCCGCCTATCATTTTGGCAATTGCAGATGCAGTTCTTCCTCCCGTAGGTGCAGAAGAAATTCCTACCGTTGGAACACTTGTGTAACCACCACCGCGATTAGTTACAGTTATAAATCTAATACCACCATTTACTATTCTGGTAATTGCTGCTGCAGTTACTCCAACCCCAACCATTGTGAGTTTTTGTATATTTCCAACAGCAACTGAATTTGAATCTCCAGATCCGGAAATTGTATCATCAATTTCTCCAATACTTGTATCGATAATTTCATCTTCATATCTAAACAATTCACATCTCAATTCGTATGTATAATTTCCTTGTAATTGATAGAAAGGTTTTTCGTGCTCTACATATTTAATTTCAAATAATCTATCTCCTAAAGGAAAATATACTAAATCCCCCTCTTTTGGTCTTGTTGAAAGTTTTATATTTGCTTGTTCTTTAATTAGAGGACTGATATAATTTTCAAATCTTTCTCTGGATATTGTCAGAGTAATTTCATTTAATGCTTGAATTCCAAACTTTGATAATATCGTCGGGTTGTCCCCATATCCATCAAAATTGTTTATATATGCTTCTATTGGATATGCATTTGTAAATTTTGATTCTACCAGTTCTCTTATTACTGTTTTTTCAGTAATATACTTTCTTGGCAGATAATGAACCTCAACGCCATACATTCTCAGTTGCTCATTAATCAAATCTTGAATGAGACCTTGTTCTGATTTTGATCCTTGTAAGAAAAATGGATTTAACATAGATCAACCAATCATATCGAAAGGAGGAAGTTCGTAAGTGTTGGACATTTTCTCCATTAGAATGTCTATTTCTCTTTGGGCATCATCATACATTTGTCTGCCATTCAACTCAACTCCACCTGGAAGTTTGACGCCAGTAAATTTCATCATATTCTGTCCCCATTGCTTTTTAATAAGAGAAGTTAAATATGGTTTTATAAATGAATCATTCCAAACTCTTGAATAATCATTTGGGTCCAAAGTTGAATAACAATCAATAATAAAATAATGATTTTCTGTCACGGATCCCCAATCAATATCGAGGTACAGTCTATCTTGCCTCTTATTAAATCTAATTTGTTTTTGAGTATTTAAAAGGAAATCTAAGTCTTCTAAGTACGTCTTAACCATAGCATAACTCAAAAGTTCAGTAGTACCCCAATAGTAAATATCATTTAAAAATAATTGATATTTAACACTAAACATGTTGTGAGTGATTGTATTTGCACCATCAAACGTAAAAATTTTATTCACTCCAATTACGTTTGGTGGAACTTGCAGGTAATTGCTATTTTCAAAATATGAAAAAGTAGTGGCAGTCCCTACTATATTTGTAGTTACAGATGTAGTTACAATGCCAACATTATTTTGATTCAATCCCCTCGCTTTTCCGCGAGCAATATCATCTGCTGTTACTTTATACTTATAAAATGTGGGATAAACTCCATCAAAGTGTCTTTCTTGGAAAAATTGAATTGCATCATCCACGAGATCTTCAATCTGCTCGTCAGCAACATTTATTTCCAAAACTGGCGCTCCCAGTTTTCTTTTACAATAATCTATTAATTCTTGTCTAGTAGATGGTTGCGCCATTTATTTCTACTCTTTAAAAATATTTATGGTTTTGATGTTATAAGTTGAGCAACAACTTCTTGTTGCTTCAAATATAATTTAAAGTAACATTTTGCGATGTTTTTTGCATCATCCAAATTATCAATAGTATCAATTTCAGATGCCACTTTGAAGTATTCAAAACTTTTACTCAAATTTTCAAGTTCTATTTTATCGGGATTCATTAATTAAACTCCTAAGTAATGATTTAATTTCATTTAAGTCACTTTTCATATTACTCATATCTTCTTCTAAATTCTGTAACTTTTGATTCTCATCATTTTTTACATTACGCCTCGCAAGATACTGTTGATATTCTGTCATATTTGTATTGATAATTGAGTTTGTATGTGGATCCCTGAGGAGATTATTGTGGCCTTCAACTTTTAAATAATTCATTTCCATTATGCAAGTGCGATTACTCTTAAATTTCTAACTCTTGGCGTATAAACTTGACTTGTTGAAGTAACAACCAACTTAATTCTATAGAAACGGAATGATGGCAGTTGATCGGCAGTAAAACTATACTCTTTAAATTCAATATTATTAGATTCAAATCCAAATGATAGTGATGGTTGAACAAAAACATCAGGTAATCCATTACTATTCTCAAAACTTATAATCTGTTTCTTAACGTCCAGATTATTATATCCTGGGAATGGTGTAAATATAGGAATAAAGTTTTGCTCCTCACCAATTGAATAGAACGCTCTTACATCACAATAATTGTTAATATGGGCGTCCAATAAAATCTTAATGGAAGTAGCTGGATTTTCCAAACTAATTTCTTTTGAAATATATTGGAATGCGGATGGGTCTGTTCCAATAGAATTTACTCTATTATCAGTTGCATAGTCGGTAATTGCCTCATTAATTCTATTTGAAGTTAGTATAGTACTAACTCTTTGAGTATCAATAACAGGACTTACTCTAGAATCTACAGAATTCAAGAACATTCTCAAATTCATAGATTTTTTGCCCATAAATGATCCCAACTTTGCATCTTCATTTATTTTAGATGCAATTATTCTTGGGCTTGAGAGATAATTAATTTTGTTTAATGTGACCGGTTCAAATCCACCGTCAGTAAATGGAATTTCGGTTCCACTGACACTGGAACCGGTAATAGTTCTTATTTCGGCATTGATAGAAGTTCCCTGTACCGTAATATTTTGTACAGAAGGAGTAACAAGTTCAAATGGAACATTTTGAGTAGCCTTTACATTAAATCCGCCAGAAGACTTTGTTTGATTCAAATACAGTTTAGAGAAACTAGAACCTGTAGATCTATCAACACCATTAAGATTCATCTGAATTTTAATATTGTACGAATCAAAGGTTATTGGATTTTCAACATTCACATTGTCAAGATAATGAGTGGTATTAATTCTGTTCAACGAAACACTACCAAGTTCGTATTTGTAAACCGTAGTTCCACTAGGGTGAGTTATTGCCGAGGAGGCAAGAGTATTAAAGAAAGTGGGATCAATGTATCCAATTCTAGTTACATTATCTAAAGAACCTGTCGTTACTGATTGATATTCAAATAATTCATTTCCAATTAAAGCATATCCAGGATTTGTTGTTCCAACACCAACATTTTCAAAAGTTGTGAAGTTACTAGAATCTGCAACTAAAATTGATGAGGCAGAGTCAAAAGCATAATCTGATGTTAGTTTTGTAGGAGGAACGTCCGTTTCGGCACCAGAAATTCTTACATAATTATCGCTAAAGTACATTCCATGATTTTTGTGGTTAACAATAATATGCAATCCATCACTATCAACATTAATATCAGATATTTGTACATTTCCTCCCGAAGATGCATTCAGGGTTGTAGTTAACCCAGAATTATTAATGTATTGAACAGTTTTTCCTGTTCCCGCAATAGAGAAATCACCTTGTACATTATCAAGAATGAGTTCATTTGTACTTGCAATAGAAACGAGAGAGAATAATGCATTTCTTCCACTTGGAACTGATCCAAGTGTAGAAATTCCCAATACATCACCAACCTGATATCCATTACCCGAAGTGACAACTGTTGCTGCTATAGCAACTCCGTTTGAAATTGTAATATTGGCTTTTGCATTTCTGCCATTTCCCGTCACCGTAACAAGATTTACACTATTGAAAGTTAAACTTCCAGAAGATGGGGTGTATCCTATACCAGCATTAATAACTTGAAGAGTTCCAGTAGCAATACCTGCATTTCCTACATAATTTCCTGTCGCATTTGTTTCTTGCTGAAGAACAGTATTACCTAAGGTTATACCACTATCGGCAACTGCACTTGACAAACCTATTCTAACTTTTCTGGAATTTAATGCAAGTGAATTTGGTAATAAAGTTGGAACTTGTGAGTTTCCTGGAGATAATTCTGGACTATAAAATTCCACACTACCAGAACTTAAGAAATTAGCCCTATATAACGTAAATTTGAGGTCCTCCCATTGGCTTGCATCCCAAGTTGAAGCATTTTGTGATTTAAATAGTGATCCAAGATATGGTTGATTTGAAATATAAGATTGAGTTAATAAATCAACTTCACCAACTCTAGAGATGAAAACATTGTATTTGCTTGAGTTTGATCCAACGACAATACAATATTCCTTTCCTCCTTCAAGGTAAACTGGAGATTTAAAAACAAATGAAGTTGCAACTGTTCCGTCGTTAGAAAGATTAACTTGTTCTGGGTCTAATACAATTTCGGAGAATGGAATAATCGTTTGCGTTGGATATCCACCCTGCATAGTTCTAATTTGTAAAAATACAGGAATATCCGTATCGTCTTTTGTTGCAAAGAATACATCGCATTTTGTGAGGAAAATACCACTCTCTTCATCAACTAAGAATGATTGTGCTAATGGGTCATGCCAGGCGATACTCTGGTTAAGTAGACTACTCGACACAAGTTGAAGACCAGATGTTCTAGTTACCTGTTCTTCTTGGAAATTTTGTTGTTGATTAAATCTAGCGTTTCTTGTGGAAATTATAGTTTCTTGTGATGTTTCTATAATTCCACTCGAAGTGAAAGTCTCTTCGGAGATAGTAGATGCAAGATTTTTATCATTAATTGGACTATTTGTTAAAACAAAAACCTTTGAACCATTTTCAAATCTTGGATTAATTGATATATTGGGGTTTGGTACATAAAAACTTCCAATTAAAGAAGTATATGCATCGGTTACTAATCTAACATTCGAAATAGTTGCCTGAGCACCACTATTTTTTCCTACCAGTACCATTCCTGACTGAACCCAACCTGCAAATTCACCTTGGGGTTTAGAACATAGAGAAAATGTATCAACATTTAAAATTGCACTAGTTGATGAATAAACGGAGGGGAGAGTTTGGTTTGTATATGGATTTAATGAATATGTTGATGTTGGATTATTATAAGGTCCTTCCTTATGATTTGACTGAGAAACTCTAAGAGTAATTTTTGACTCATTTTCACCAACTACTGCTAAACCAAATCCCGTGGATTGAATGGAACCAATAACAGTTTCTCCAACTTCAAAGACGCCAGAAATCATTGTGATCTCTAGTAATTTAGGGGTACAATATTTGGTGACATCAATTCCATCAAAGAAAGCATAAAGTTGCGTTGATGGTTTAACATTTTTTGCAACAAATTGAATATTTCTAGATCTTAGATATTGAACTAAGTCTCTACTTACAACTCTATCTCCAACCGAAGTTCTATCAAATTGTTCAGTAATAAAAGTCGTTGTTCCTGTTCTTGACTTGATTCCAGTTTCTTTTGTTTCATTTAAGGTGTCTCTAAAAACACTAGTCGTTGTTCGATTACCCTCCCAAACTGTCGTTGTTCTTATGTCAAAAGTTTCTACAACTTCTTTTCCGGTCCAATTAGTTTCCCAGGATCCCCAAACAGTAGGAGCATATCCGGTCTGTGGATCAACATTTAATTGTTGTTGAGATAAAGCCATTGTTTGTGCGTAATTGCCTTCAGCATCAATGACTTTTGAATCCAAACGAACCGTATCAACCCAAGTGTCAGTTGATGGAGTTAATTCGATTGTTCCTTGCCAGAAACTAATTACAAATGGAGTTACATTTTCAGTTCTTGTTGCAAAGGACTGTTTTAACCACTCAACCTCCGCATAATCTAAGGTAATCAAGTCTCCAGTTTTTCTTATATTATTACCCTCCGGTGTTTCGAATGCGAGATCTGCTAATGGATCTAAACCTTCAACGGGCCCTTGAATCAAATCAATTGATGTTGTATAGTGTTTTGGCCTTAATTCTTTATTTTTTGGATCAATACTATTTTCAAAAGGAATTCCACTTTCTTGGGAGTTCAGTGAACTAAAATTATCCACAAAGAATCCTGATTTAAATCTATTAAGACCACTAGAATCGGAAATGAATAAATTTGCAGTGTTTGTTTCGAGTAACGATAAAGAAGTGTAGTATTCTAAACTTTTAATCCTATTCTCAAGTTGTTTAATATCAACCATTCTATATGCCTTATGCTCAAGGAATTGAACAGAAGCTTGGGAAATATCAAAAAGATATGGTGGCAACGTTACAGTTGCGATTTCTAATGCATCTTCTGTAGAAGTTGATTTTTGTGGATTTTCAGAAGGAACTCCATATTTAACTTGGAATGATCCATCTTTGCGGACATAAATTCTATCAATTCTTCCAAGATAATATGAAAATGTAGTAACAATAGACTCATCAGAAGCTAAAATATTTGCTGCCGAATTACCAGATCCATTAAAAAGTCTTCCATAGAATTCCAGTGGAGATCTTGAATTTTCTGTTAAAGTATATGCAGAAACTCTTGGTCTGATATCTATCATATCAGAGTTTCTAACTGAATTTACAACTTGAATGTCGTCCTTATAATCAAAACCACGATAAGATTCTATCGTTGTAATATCACCATCATCGGAACTTTGATAGTATCCGCTTGCAAAATATACCTTTATTTTTCTGGTTGGTTCCGGGGAATCTGGTACGCGATTAATTGCACCATATCCATAGAAAGATCCTTTTTGTCCATTATCAAACTTAAAGTTTGATGAAATGTTAGAACTTGGGGAATCTATAGTAGTAATAACTGCTTGAATATTTGACTCAGAGAATGTAATCGTTTCTCCTTCTTTAAAAGTGTTCTCATTTAGAAGAATGAATGATATTTGCGAATCAGTTATTCTTTCGGCACATACACCAATTGCACCACTCAATTGACCAATAAACTGTTCGCCAATAATCAAATCTGTAGTTTTTGTTGTTGGTCCACTTATCGAAGAAAGTACTAAAGTTGGTGAAGATGGATTTGAAGTTGTCTTAGATTCATAGATTCCATAAACTTTAATAATATCGGGAGTATTGAGTGAAATATTTTCATCTTGAACTCTCGTTCCATATGGATAGTTTCCATAAATTAGACCATCATCTAAGGTAGTTGCTCCAATTCCAGACGCTTCATATTTTGATCTATCAATAATCAAGGAAGAAACTCTATTTTTTAATTTGATTTTTGATTTGGGATTAATCTTTCTTAGGGTAGCAACTAGAGTTGCAGTATCATTTGTTCCTAGATTATAAATTTGAATTTGAGTTGATCCATTAATAAAATCAAACTTATCAGAAGTAAGAACTTCAGTGCTTCCATCTGTTCTGATTAGAGAATATCTTTCTTCATCAAATGACAAAAATGTTTCATTATTTCCTGCAGTGACTGGTGTTGATAATTGATTATTTGCAATAGTAACGTTAAAAGTTTTTCTAACTGTTAATGAAGCGTTAGTAAGATCTACAGATGATACATTAGGTCTGGGTAAAATAGTATATAATGTATCATCAGTCGATCTTGATAATTTTGTGCCAAGGATTTTTAAATCAGATACACCTAGAGTTGATGCTGGAAGTCCTCCCTGATTTATATCAGTTACCGTTGCAACACCAGATACTGTTACTGTTGTTTTTCCAACACTTACAACATTAACATATACTGGCAGTGATGTTGAATTATTACTAAACTTAATAAGATTTCCAACCTTAACGATTTTTCCTGGGAAATTTTCATTTGTGCTTGTAATGGTGCTTATACCACCACTTGATGCACTAATAGTGGCAATGCCAACGTTAAAAAGGTCTGACTGTACCGTATCTGCATTAAAAGTATTTGCTGTTCCAACAATACCATATACGGATTTTACATCAGAAACACCATATGATGTAATAGCTATAGCAACCCTATTATTTCCAATTCCATCGATTATAAAAGATTCATTTGGAATAAAATCACCACTTTTTTGATAAAGAACAATAGATGCACTATTAGTTACGGAACTCTTCAAAAATGCAGTCGCTCCACTATTTTTTCCTTTTATAAAAGTTGGAACAGACAGAGTGATTGGCTCATTTAATGTTATTTCCGTTGTTGTTTGGACATCATATAGAGAAATGTTCCACTGGTTTAGATTTTGGTTATTTGTGTCATATGAACCAGATTCCAATCTAAAATCATAAACTCTAGCTACACCAATTTCTTTCCCCGCTGGTGTTAAGGATGCTGTACCAACCCTAGAATCTCTCAAACTCAATACGTAAGTATTTCCTATACCAATGCTGGGAGATCCAAATACCCTGTTTAAAGTAAAAGTTGAACCTGTATTATAATTAATTGATAGATTTTTGAGTGTTGATGTTGTTCTTGGTTTATCAATATCTAAAAACACTGGAGACGTAGTTTCTACTTCATATCCCCTAACAAATGCCTTTCCGGGAGAGATCTGGTATAACGCAAGATTCTCAGATGGGGTAGACCCACCATAAGTAAATTGTCCTTGATTAAATACACCTCTGTTACCTAAACCATCATTTAAAGATTCTTTGATGCTCAGGTCAAATGGAGTTATGTAATAGTCTCCAGATTCTGCGTAAGTTCTTCTTGCTAACTCATCTTGGATTAAATTGTAGTCTTTAGGTGTTCTAACAGTTCTTATTACACCATCCGTAATAGTTGCTAACTCAACAAAATTATTATCGTTAAAGTCAGTTAAATCTTTTTTAAATAGGGATACTGAAATTTTTAATCTATCTGCTCCTGGAGCAGCATAATTATTGAATCCTTGAGAATTATCGTTTAATGCCTCATCAATATCTGAATTAATAACCTCTTCATTTATAAACAATCCTACTCTATAATTTGGATTATTTGAATATTGATCTAAAATAAGAGTCTCTGTATTTACTGTTACAAAGTATCCTCTTATAAAATATACACCTTCTGCAATCGAAAATGCAGATCCAATAGAAGTTGCATTACTTGCAATAGTGATTCCAAATGGAGTTCCTACCGAGATGGAAGTATTTCCAAGTAATCCAGAGGTAATGGTAATATTCGAAGAAAGACTTTCCCCATCTAAGAATTGAACTGTTGAATTATTTTGTGTGCTGGAACTTAAATAATTTACATATAAAGTAACATTACCCCTTTCAGAATCAGTAGATAGCAATACTTTTTCTACTACTGCAGTGATCCCAGAAGTTTGTCCAGTAATCTTTGCCCCAACAAGTTGTTCTGCATATGCATCTAGAGGAACGCCCAAATAAGTATTATTCAACTCTACCGCATAGTAATACTGATTATATGAGGTATTACCTGGAATTACTTTTGCACCTTCTTTAAAAAAGTGCTGACCAAACTTTTCAACTTGATTTTGTAAAATAGTTTGTAGAGTTGTCAGTTCTCTCGCTTGAATTGGATATCCAGGCTTAAAAAGAACCTTATAATAGTCATTGTTTGCATCAAAATCGTCAAAATATGGCGATACATTGAGATTTGTTACTTGGGACATAATTCTTTAGAACTGCAAAATGACTTTGATATCTTCTTTTTGGTTTGATGATCTGGTAATTGCTGGTCTGTTATCAATGTAAATGATGTTTCCTGAGTATTTTTTAACCTCTGGATTCGAAAGACCGTTTACAAAAGACTGACCAAGATAGTAGGTCCTACTATTTATTACTGTAGATATACCAGTAAAAGATGTACTAATTGATAATGTGGCCCCGGTATTTCCGGCAATAACTAAACTGCCACCAGACGATGTGTTACTCGTAAATTCAATAAGATCAAATCCATATTGTGGATTTGTTTGTGCTATTCCTACTGATGTACTTCCTGTGCCAAATCCAGAGAGAGTCCTATCTTGCCAATATTTGAGAACACCTGTTATTTGATCGTAGCTAATTACTCTACCAGAAGCAGTTATTCCTGTACCCACAGTTTGAGTGATTAATGAATCTGCAGCAAAGGTTGCAGAACTATATCCAGCACCAGATAATCTTATTGCATATGCAGCACTTGCTTTGTCTGTATTCAATAACTGAGTCGATCCAAATTGCTTTGGATTTTCGACTACACCAACCCTTGCAATTTGATTTCCTGTTATGAAGTCGGGATTTTGCGAATCATTTTCAATTCTAGAATATAATAAAACATTATATGCACCCAATTCTCTATAAATGTCTGCACCATGTCCACCTTTTGGGGGAATAATTACATCAAATGATGGTCTAACTGATCCTGTTGGAACATTTCCGACAACCAAGTCAACATTTCCATATGTATACCCAGAACCTTGACTTGATACTACCACAGATTCTACTTGTTGATCATTGTTGACAACAATTGTACATTCTGCCCCAGTTCCATCTCCTTTGACAGGAACTCTTGTGTATGTTTTATTTGCAGTTCCTATACCAACTCCCCTATTTGTAACTGTGATTATTTTAATTGAACCATCAACGGCATTATTTCTAACTGAAGCGTTATCTGCACTTGTTTCCCATTCCAATGGAACAGGCATAAAGTTTGTTGATTCAAATTTTACAATATCGCTTGGTTTGATTGTATAGAGATATTTCCAAACATATCCATCTCCACTTGTTCCAGCCGATCTTGGTTCCAAGTCTACAAATGTTGGCTCATCTAAGGAAGGTCTTCCACTTGGATAAGTTGGGTCAGTTCCATTCTGAAGGCAAATATAAACTCTATAATCACTATTTAAAACATAGTAAAATGTAGAATATAAACTTGTTGACCCAGAAACTGGAGCAATATTTGATCTGCTATAGTCATGCCTATAATAGTCATAAGTTGTGCCTGAAGACCACAATCTTTTTTGGATTACTTGACGCACATCTGAAGAATTTATTTTCTTCAAAGCAATCATTGTATCCCAATAATTATTTTCTTCGTCAAAACTATCTCTTGGTGATGGTGGATTTGTATCCCAATCACTTTGAATATCTGTTGGATTTGGAAGACCAACAAAAGTATAATATGAATTTGCAGAGGTAGTTACTCCAGCAACAAAGTTTTTGGCATTTAATATTCTAATCTGATCAGTTATAATTGCAGACATTTGGGAGGAGTTTTTTATCTATTTATTATAGGTAATTATCATATTTTAGTGGAGTTGTTCTAAAAATAATTGTTCCAGTAGAGATTCCCGAGTATCCATTATTTGGATATGCATTGTATGAATTTTGTTTCGATCTGGATCTCAGTAAAATTTTACCCCAACTGAAGTTTCCATAATTATTACTATACCCAATTCCACTTAATCCATTGTAATTGGTTACACTGACTGTTACCTTGGCAACATAAGTTACACCAAATCCAACTGCAGAAGTTTGTGCAATTGAAACAGAAGAAACTTCATATACACCATCAAGGAAACTAGTCCCAGATCCAACTATTGATCCATAAGAATTTATAGATGTAACTCCATTTCCAATATTTGAATTAGAAATAACAAAATAGTATCCGGTCTGTATTCCGCTTATTGTTGTAATTCCAGTAATTAATCCCTTTCTTAATAGAGAATCTTGGGGAATAACGAAGTCAAAAACTATTCCGGTAGAAGCGATGCCAACTGAAATTGTTGATATTCCACTGATAATTCCAAAATCTCCTTCATAAGACACAACTCTGTTACTTTCCGTATCAACTATTGGAGGATCTATCAATACTATTGGTGGGTTTGATTGGGAATACCCAGTAACAACTCCAGTAATGGAAATTGAGGTAACAATTCCAGAAGTTATGGACGAAATCGCAGTAGAAGTTGTCAAACCAATTCCAATTGGTTTTTGAATCGTAATTATGGGTGCAGTTTCGTAACCAAAACCGCCGTCTAAAATTTCAATGGAAGTAATGGTTCCTCCAGCAGATACGATTGCAGTTGCACTTGCTGAAACTTTGGAGTCTTGAGAGACGATAGTAATATTATTTTGGAAATTTATAGAAATTGAATTTTCATTAGATGGATTGAAAAATGGTCTTAGGTTTTCGACAAAAATTGTTGTCGAACCAATTCCAATTGATTGAATTATATGTGTAGTTGGATAGATGAGTGGTTCATAAAATTCTCTGTCCTTACCAATCTCCTTTTCATTAATAATTAAGTCTTCAGTTTGTCTAATCCAATTTATTGGTCTTGTAAGAGTTGTATTTGAGGTATTTCCTGGACCAAAATATGGGTTGGTTTCTACTGCTTCAATTGATAATACATCGACAACCTTTCTTTCATTTTCCAAAAGATTTGGTGATTGTTCGTTAAAAGAATCATAAGTTAATTGCAAATCATCACCTATCTTAACACTATCAACAACGTCCCTGAATACAACATCAATGCCTTCTCCACTTCCTTTATAGAATAAAATCTTGCAAGTATCATCTAGTTGTGGAGCTTCTGTGAATTGTATCTTACTTCCACCATTAAAGATATAACCTTTACCTGGAACCTGGAGAATATCATTAATAAAAACTAAGAGAACGTCTTGAATGTTGATTAAAGATCCTTTTTGAGCGTATACTGAAATAGAATTCGCATCAAGGGATAATGGGAAAATAATCCTATTTCCATCAAATAATTGCTGAATGTCATCAAATACCTGCAATTCTCCTATAGACCATCCGGAAAACTTATCTCTGTCTACATTTTCTATAGTAATCTTAAATTCTTCCAAAACAGAGTTTGGTGTAGTTGGTATCCCAGTTGCTCCACCGACTGGAACAGTTAATATATCTCCGGGTTTATAACTATATCCAGTGTTTTTAATTTCAAATTCAATAATACTGGATCCTTGTCCAACTACAACATCTATCGTTGCTCTAGTTCCTATGCCAGAGGAAGATGCACTATAAATTAAAGGTACATCTGAATAAGAAAGTGGCGCATCAATAATCACATACGGTGGGTTAGAAGTGGTATAACCAATTCCGGGATTAGTAATGGCAATACTTACAATATTGCCATTACTAACTGCTGCAGTGCCGATAAATTGAATATTTGGAGTTCCTGTTGTTGATGTCGAAACACCAACTCTTACAGCAACAGTTGCGATTCCACTTAAAGTTTGAATTGAAGATCTATAACCAGATCCACTATTTCCAATACTAATTGCGGAGATGGTTCCCGCAGATGATACGACTGCAGTGCCACCAGCAGAAACTAAAGGTTGATATCCAAAACCTTTAGTAGATCCAACAGAAACTATTATTCCACCTGCTGGGGAATTTGATGAATTTATATCGGAAACCTGGAAAGATGTAGATGTAACAAATGATATTGTAGTAATTCCAGCAGACTCATTCAATGTATAATTTTTTGTCAATCCAGGTTGTTGGAAAATTTCATTTACCAATACTATCGCATTTCTCTCAAAAATATCAATAAGATTTGAACCGTTTGACGTTAAAGAGAATGTATTTTGTGACCCATTAAATTTGGAAGAAATATCATCAAAAATATAATTTTTATCATATGATTCGTTGGAAGAATTTGTAATGCCAGATCTCAAGAATACTCTTCCGTGGAAATATGAAGATGAGGTAATTCCTACCCAATCCCTCTCGTCATTGGAACCAGTCGTTGTTCCAAAAGGAATATTTCCATAAGGTGCTTCGACGAAATTGATTTTATTATCAACCACATTATAATTTCCATTTACTTTAGTGATTGAAGTTCCAATGGAGTGACTTGAAATTTTTGTTCCCATCCAAGGTCTTGAAACGCGAATAGTATTTGTGGATCCAATTCCAACAGATTCTATTTTCATTATTTCATTATCAATACGCAATAAATCGCCTGCAAATAAACCTAGAATCGAGTCTGAATACAATAGGTCATCGACAGAACGTAAATTTGCCGATAGATATGTAGTAGTTGATGTTAATGCTACAGGAGACTGAATTACATTATCGATAGAAATTAATAATTTTTCATTTTGTTTGAATGAAGTAAATGAGTGACTTGTGCCAATACCAACCGAAGTTATGTTTAATGGTTTTGGAATTATTTTTAAAGCATCTTCCGCACTCCTTGCCAATTTAATATTATTTTCGTCAATTTTAATAACATAAACTGTTGATGGAAGTTTGTTGGTGATTCCAATTCCAACACCAAAATCAGTCGATGCAATGCCAATTGGGACTGTTGTAGCAGTAGGTATTCCTGCCGAATAAGTAACACTTTCCCCAGTCACGAAAAAGTGATTTTGAATTTTAATAGTACTTGATGCAATACTTACTACTGAAGAACTACTCCCATCAAAATATTTTTTGAAAATGGGATTACCCTGATGCTTTAAGTCAAAAGATAATTTAGAATCTTTTTCTGTACCATAGTAAACATTATAATCAGTTGTTGCAGTAGAGTTATTATATTGGGATATCACATTATTTTCATCAAAATTTGTAAGAGAATTGAAGAATACTTTAACTTGGGTATCGATGCTTGGAAGTGGAGTGAATGTTAATTTGGTTGAGCTCGTGGATTTTGCTGCTCCAACAGTTCCAAGACCCGAATGTGTTTCAATATTTCCAAATTCTGTAAAGTAAGAATCATTGCCATCATCAATAACAATGACTTCAGATAACTGATGCCTATTGTTAGTGATGTCAGAGACCTGAACTATGAAGTATCCTCCACCATAAGTATCTGGATACTCTGCAATTATATTTTGTGTTGGGAATGTTGTAGATGCAATAGAAGTAGTTGTTGCCCCAAATCTTGCATATTTGATGTCAAAAGTACCAATTCCAGATACTGATGTATCAGCAATTGCAACTTGAATGGTACTTATAGAAGCCGCTAATCCTACGTTTGGAGTGAAATCGATTTTTAACTTTGTTCCCGAAAAATAAGCATAATAAGTCCCCAAACCGGAACTTGAGAATGAATCTGTAGAATGACTTGTTAATTGCCCATAATCAAGAAGTTCGATATTTGTTCCGTCGTGAATTAAATTTAACTCATTAAATTGGTATTGCCCCCCATTTCCGGAAATTTCTACCAATATTTTGGATGAAGTATAGGTAGTTCCAATTCCAATAATTGTTGTTGAACCAGATGAAACAAAAGTTGTATTTGTTTCTAAACTTACAATATTCCCTAAAATAGTACTTCCTATTCCCACAAAACTATCTTTTACATTATATGTTAATGTGGTTACGTCGTAGTCATTTACCCTATATTTTTGTGGGTAGAAAAGAATTAATCCCTCAGAATCTTCAACTTCAAAATCAAAAGATCCAAGATCGTAAACAGATTCTACTCTACCATATTGATTTAAGTAACCAATATTATTGTCATGTAATAATGTAAGGAGCATCAATTGTCTTTGTGAATCATATCTCCTATCCTTTACATAAGTAACATACTTTTGAGCTCGGGCATCTGCTAAGAAAAATCTATGGACGATAGAAAATTTTGTTGCTCTAATATTACTATTAAATTCTCCACTTATATCATCAACGGACAAAACTCTATTACTGATAGATTCATAATAATCTATCAATATTCTACTAGAAAACGTTATTTCATCAGAAATAGTTCTAGATCCACTTATTAGGAAGTTTTCTTTAGCAAGATCAAAATCATATACACAATTAAGATTTGCAAGTCCATCTATATCAGATGTAACGTCAATACTAGAAACAACATCTGTGCTGATTCCGGAGTAACCAAAAGATTCTAATTGATAATCGCTGAATTTTTTGAATCCAGATGTGTGATTTAAAGATCCAACTGCATTTTCCCAAGTATCATAAGGAACTTTTGATTTGAGTGAATATGAGAAATTTTGATAATAAAAATTATCCTGAATTCTTTGTAATTGATTATTTAAAACTCCCGTTTCCTTTATCGATCCATTTTCTGTCTTGGAATATGCTCCAAGATTAATAAATCCTTCAGATTTGATGGCAGATGAAATTTTTCCTTGAGTTTTTGATGATACTCCTTCAATAATATTTTCTTCTTTGATAACTTCCCTTGAAGAAATTTTTAAATACTTTGTTTTTTCATTCCAATCTTCTACAAATCCTAAAGGAGTTTGCTGGGTTGAGTATCTAACCTGTTCATTTTTAGAGAAATTGTTTGGTTTCAACCCTACATTAAATTTGGGGAAATACTTTTCCGGTATTATTCTTCCCGAAGAATTAATTGGATCATATGTTCCTGGAACTTCATCTAATGATAAGTAATTACTTAAGTTATAAGTTACCGTACCTATTCCCCCTAGGTTTTCATCAACTGCAGTGATTGTGAAGAGTTGATAATCGTAATTTTCTGAATTAAATCCTTTTCCAGTAGTATTAACTCCAACACTAACATTTTCAATTAGGACTTTATCATTTACTGCAAATGGGAAAGAATTTGCTGTACTAAACCCAACGGACAATGTTACAGTTACGTTTTTGTTTGTAGAATTATAAAAAATTGATCCAATTCCAACTCCATTAGAATTTTGGGTTGGGATAATAGACGGTGCAATATCATTGAGTCTATATGTATTATTTAAAATTGTTACATAATTATCTCCCAAAGAATAACGAACATCTACTTCCGGTAAAACTTGATTGTTTTTTCCGTCAAGAACAATAAGTTTAGGTGCTGTAGTATATCCTCTTCCCGTAGATGTTATTCCAATAAAATCAATAGAATTTAAAGGTTCAATTTTTAAAATTTGAGGAAGAAACAAATTGGGTCTTACCGTAAAATCACACGAAAAATCAAATCCAATATCGTTTAATTTTGTTTTTTGTATTTTTCCTATTGATTCGCCAGATGCTGTTAAAATAGATCCAGTTCCATTAGAAGAAACTACTTTAGAGAACTTTGGAAGAGATAAGTAATTTTGCCCTTTTGATTTTATATCAACCTTGGAAACCGAACCAAAGGCACTTAAAGATGTGGTTTCGTATGATAGTCTTGATGAAGAATCATAAATTGTCGATTCTGGAAGTTCTCTTACATTATATGTAAATGAAGTTGAAGCAATAGAAGTAATCCTATGCTTTCCATTATATCCACTAAAGACAACTTGAACTTCATTATTTGATCTAACAGATGAATCTACATTTATTTCTTCTTTAACTTGGGGGAGAGTTGCATCATAAACAGGATCTAATTTATAATATAACTTTTGTGGTAGATTATTTGACACCAATAATGTGACTTTAGATCCTGTATCAATACCAATTCTACCCGATCTAGTTACATCAAAAGTTTTACTTAAATTAGATTTATCAAAAATTTGAGTGTAATTTGAATCAATATAAAAATTAAACTCAAATGCAGAATATTGAACAGATCCATTTTGGTATGAAAGAGAAGAATCTGATAGATCAAATGTTACAGTAGAATCTTTATATACTTTAATTGGGGGATTTATTGCAGATAGTGTTCCATCGGATGTAGATGTTATATCTACTATTTCTGGATTTAATCCAACCGCACTATAATAAGAATTTGATAGTTTTACAGTATTTGCATCAAAAACAACTACGTAATAAATTTTATTGTTAACTAATCCCCCAGAAGGAGACGTTGCATTATAAACAACTTTTTGTCCATTATCAAAGTTATGATTTTGAATAAAAATTGAATTGGAACTAATATTAACATTTGCAGAGACAAAAGATCTTGGGTTTACCAATACCTTTCTATTATAATCATTGTACTTAATTGTAAATGTAGTAGATAATCCTGGATTTACATTAACAAATATATCATCATTATTAGTTAGACCATGCGTTTGTGCAGTGGAAACTGTAACAACATTTTTAGATACCTTGCATGTTAACTTTGGATAATTTGTTTTAAAACTATGATACTTTCCTGTCCCAATGCCAGTAAAATACAAAGTACTCATAGTATTTGTTGTAGTTGCAATTCCAACAAAAGTTCCAGTGGTTCCTAAACCAACTTTTACTGTCGATATTCCAATCAGATCATTTGTAATTTTTGCGACAAAAACTGTAGATTGATCTGTAAGTAATACCGAATTGGACCCATTTGTGGAAATTGATACCGCACTTCCTGTGTTTGTTGAATATACTAAAGAATCTCCAGTTTTAAAATTATGATTTGGGATATAAATTGTTCTCGTTGGAATAAAGATTTGTGATGCACCAACGCCGAGATTTGAGAATGAAAGTGTTGAACCAATACCAACTCCAGATAAAGTTCCTATACCTAAGGACTCATTAGGATCAAAATAAATCTCTCTATTTAACTTGTAACCATAAGAGATTGTATCATCAACATTAATGGAAAATCTTCTTGGTTGTTCATATAAAATATCAGTATAACTATGTGCCGATCCAACTGTTCCTTCGGCCGATCTTAGAACTCTAATTCTAGAAGAACGTTTGTCTACATTTAATACTTTAACTTTTTCCACTCCAATGCGGAAAATATCATTTTCTTTAATATCGGAAAGGTTTCCGGAAACAGAAATATAAGTGACAATACCAGTCACGTTAACAGAAGAAATACCGGATGGACTAGAAACTGACAATATGTTAGTCGAAATCCCTACTGTGTAGAATCCATCAATTAAAGATGTTGTTGTATTAATTCCCGAAATGGAAACAATGTCTTCGTTTAATAGAGAGTGTGGAGAATTGGATTGAATAAAGAATAAATTTTTACTTCCCTCAAGAGAATAAATCTCAGATTCATTGATAACTGTACTTGCAACACTAATTGAATTTACAGTTTTTCCTGCAATTCTGGAAACTTTAGATGCAAATCCAAATCCTCCAGTATCCTTCTCATCAAACAAAACCTTATCATTTACCTTATAATTTAATCCTCCAGTTACAATGCCAATATTATCGATTGAACCGGGAGATGCATATTTAACATCTACCGTTTGGTCTAAAATATTTGCTAATGGTAGGTATGCATAAGAAGCATTATCTTTAAGAAGATTATATGGTGCTGTATTTCTAGCCCATTTTGTTTGATTTAAATTAATATCATCTTGATTCGATAATCTATTGAAGTTAAACTCATTTGGTTTGGATTTAAATTTATTTCCTACAATGTATGGGAAAACTGGTAATCTGTAGTTGCCAAATGAACTTGATGCTTCTTCATCAATAGTTACGAAGTATGCATATATTCCGTTGGGGAAGTCTGGAGTTATACAAAATCTTCCATTATACTCATCTAATACCGAATCATCATTTATATTTTTGTATTCAAAATCTTCAACAAAAAATCCAGAAGGGAACGGAGGTCTGTCTAAAATCTGTTTGAGAATATAACCAGATTTCATTCTAGTTATTGATCCACCATCTTTATTTGCAAATCCATATGGCCCATATATTGGGTTTCCATCATATGCCCATCCAATTATTGGTGAATGATTTGTTGAAGAAACTTCAATATTGTTTGATCTTATGAGATCATTTTTGCCATAAAGAATTTTCCCACCAGATTCTTTTGCGTATAAACTTTCTCTTAATTTTCTTGGTGCATATAAATGCGTATATTCCAGTCCATATTTGGAATTTGGATTATAAAAAATAAATCCATCATCTGTAGTAATTTTATTAATATACCTCGTAACAAAATTTATAGTCCAAGATTTTAGTTGAGGTTTTAATTCTGCTCCAACTCCGGAAGATGAAACAATAATGGAAGTATTATTTTTATCGTATCCAACACCACTCTCAATTACCTTAACTGATTTAATTTGTCCATTTTCCAAAATTGGAGTTAAAACTGCACCAACTCCGTTACCATTTGTTAAAATATCTAAGTTTGGCGGAGAATTATAATCTTTACCTGGGTTATTAATCAAAATTTCAACAATTTTTCCTGCATTAATTATTGGAATAAGTTTAGATTCTGAACCACTATTAAGTGTTACATTTGGATCTCTACTAAAATTAATTATTTCCGAAGATCCATAACCAACACCACTATTTTCTAAATGAATTGAAGTAACTTCTCCTCTAAAAATAGGTTGAACCTGTGCTTTAAATACTGAGGAAATGCCAATATTTCCTACAACTTCAACAGATATTTGTGGATAATTGAAGGTATGTGTTCCAGATCCAGTAGAAGTTAAATTGATGTATTGATTTGTCTTGTAATAAAAATCTTGATCACCAGTGCCAATTCCAACACTGGAAAGTTTAAAGTTGTCTTTATCTAATTTAGTTACGTAATAGTTTGTATTATTCGTAAGTCCACCAATAGGAGATCCACTAGTCGAATACCTTACAATTTCTCCAGATTCATAATCATGATTTTTTATTTCAATCTCTCCTAGGGAAGTACTAATTCCAGAGGAAGATGTTGTTCTTTTTTTATTTTGATAGTTAGAACCAACACTTTCAACATTAATTGAGGATATTACTGATTTCTTGTTATAAGATTCTAACGCATGATTTCCTACACCAAAAGATGTTAATGTAACTGTGTTTATGCCCACCATAGAATCATTAAAATTCTTATGCAACTTAATTGCATAAGAATCCTGAACAGAAACGTAATAAGTAGAATTGGTTGTAATTCCTCCTACTGCCTTTTGGGCATTAGTTCTATATAATACTTTTTCAGTATTTTTGAATTTATGGAAAGTTGAAAATCCAATAGTGTTGTTTGATAAATTAACCAAAGCAGACGCAGATTCTGCATTAAATGAAACTTGATGATCAATCAATTTCATTGAAGCACTTGCTTTTGCCCCAACGCCATTACCACCAGTAATATTGATTTTAGGAACTTCTAGGTAATCAAATCCAGGATCAATAATTCTAATCTCTAGTAATGATCCATTAACAGAGCAGTAACCAGTTGCTCCCGTGCCAACAGAGTCGTTAATTACCAAAGTTGGTGGATTGATAATATCATAACCAGAACCAGAGTTTACAATATCAATATTTTCTATTGATCCATAGAAAATTTTATCTTTTGATTTGTAATTTAGTAATTCAACTCCATTTACTAAAATTCCTACAGGCCCTGGTGCAGTTTGATATTCTTTGCCATCATCAACCGGCGAGTTGATTTCTCTTAAAATCTTTTGCGAATCTAATCTTCTAAGATGAAAATCATAATCTTCAAACTTACTATCGGAAACGGTAATCGAATCTGTAAGATTTATGAAGGTTGAATTGTAAATGTTTGCTCTACTTTTAGCAATTTTTATACTATTTTGATTAACTCTCTTAACAAAGTATAATCCTTCTACGAATAAAGATCCTTGACCAGGAGTATAATAAACAGAATCGCCAGTATAGAATCCATGATCTTCTCCAAAAGATATAATAAATGTGTCTCCAGTAAAAGTTCCTGAAAAAACTATAGATCTGTTGGAGGCATTCAGGGGTTGATTATTATAATAAGGCAGGGATGAAGATGCTACTAAAGTTTTACTGTCAATTTTATATACGTTTTGAACATCTGCAATTTGGTTTGCGAGATCGGAATATTTTTCAGAATTAACTTTAAGTAAATTTCTTTGAATTGAGTATGATGCAGTTAAATTCAAACTTCCCTGACCACTTATTTCAATTACACTATTGGACAATACGTTGCTAACTGAACATGTTACACTTGTTCCATCGTTTGATAATAATTTTATACTATCACCAACTTTAAGATTATGTGCAATTTTAGTAGTTAATGAATAAATGTTAGAAATATTATCAATCAAAGATAGTGATAATACATCAACTCCAGAAGAAATATTAAAAATCCAATTGTTTGAAACAATATCGTCAGGTGGGTTTACACCAAGCGTTTTTATTATTCCAGTATCTCCTGTACTATAATAATAAGCATCATCAACAATATCTACATCTTTTAAAACAGATGTAATTCTTACTTTAATAAGTTCATTTGAATTTTTGTTAGATAATCCATAAGCATAAGTATTGAGACTAATATCAGTTCCATCTAAAATTGATTTTGAGACATTTTGGCATCCAAAAAATTGATTCAAGCTCTTAGAACTATATGAAATTACACCTTCAGTTCCGTCAGAATATACTACTGACAATTCTCCCTGGATAGGAAATCCTACCGTAGAATCTACATCTAAAGTATTTGCCCCAGAAAGCACTCCTCCAATTAGTTTTGTTTTGGGGTGAATTGAAAAATTCCCGTAAAGAGATCCATCAACACTAATATCTCTATTATAACCAGCGTCAAAACTTAACTTATAATACGTTTTACCTGACCCTGCAAAAATTTTTTCAACTCTAGATATTGAAGCATATCCCTGAGGGATATCCCCATACAAATCTTGTTTTAGAGTAGATCTCTCTAATTCATATGGATCCCCAGTAATACTTTCTACAACTAAATCATTAGTTATTTCGTACTGAGAATCTGATGGCTTAGTAAGATATTCTTGTGGTTTGATTATCTTAACATCTTCTCCATATAAAACTTTGAATAAAATTTTAAATGATAAATCAGTTCCTCTAGTCGAATAAAAATCTTTCGATTGTTTTAGGAACAGATACTTATCCAGACCACTATAAAACTCCCTATTTTCAAATCCTGGAGTCAATTGATATTTAATTTTATTGAAAAATTCTTTTAAGAAAAGAGAACTTAAATTTATAACCTTCGTAAGATCACCCTCTACAGTTTCCTTAGAGTGATCTGCAGATTCTGTTGACTTGAAAACTAATTCTTCTGGTTTATTTTGGTTGCTGTATGAGGTAACTCCACTGAATCCTCTTATACAACCAATAAAAGAAGTTGAAGTTTTATTCGAGTATGTGATAACCTCATCATCTATCTGCAATAATCCATATGAATCTGGAAATCCAATCGTACTGGATACTTCTATTGTTTCGTCAGAGAAAGTAATATCGGCAGTCAGTGTAGTTGACTCAACATTAGACTTTATAGTGTCTAGTTTCAAGTATTGGTCAACATTTTGAATCAGATCTGTTGAAGATCCTTGAAATTCCTGAGAAATATAATATTGTTTTAAAAACTCAGCAACTAATGGAAATTCCTCCCTGACATAATCAGGAAGTTGATTTTGGATAACGTTATTAAACTGAATTCTTTTTTCTGTCATTTTATTATGATCTTACTAGGTTCCCGTTGCTGTAGCTTGAAGTTACGATATAGTTAGATGCCGAAGGATCAAGTCCTGAAGATATTTCGTCAGGGATCATTTCAAAAATACTCTTATTAATATCTAGTTGAAGATATAAATCTTGCAATCCAATCACATCATTCGATTTTGGTATTGCAGATATTTCTATGATTGTTTGAGAATCTTTTATTTTTCCAGATAAAACATTAATGGGATTTAATGTTATAATACCTTTTTCATAATCAATTCTCCCAACGTTTCTTTTGATAATTGTTGCGGTCGTGGAATTTGGGTTGGGGACAGTAAATAAGAAAATAGATCCGGTTGTTCTATTGGTATCTGGAATATCTGCCAAGTATACTGATTCTTGAAAATCAGATACTCTAAATGCGGAAGATTTGATATTAAACCCATCCATACTCTTAATATGGAAAGCATTTCCAAAACCAATTTGATATTCTGCAAAAGTATTTAATGCAACTCTCAAGTCCCTTCTAATTTGAATTTGTGTGATGTTTGAAGTTACTGATTCGTGAGTGTCATCAATTATTTTTAAAAATTTACTGTACTTGAATCTTGCTCCATATCTATTTAATTCCGTTGATTCTGCATACTTATTTGCATTTGCTTGAATTAAAGTAGAGACGTATGCCGAACTTGGTGCAAGGTTTGTATTATAATAAATTTTAGAATCAACCTCTATGTAAAGATATTTGAGATCTAAAATTTCTGGAACAATTCCAGCTACTGCATACTTTTTAAGATCTCTTTTTATGTTTTCTTTAATCAAGTTTGGTAAAAAGTCTCCATTTCTGGGTTTGATGCTAATAAAAACTTTACCATATTGTGGAGGAACAAGTTCTTCGCCACCAAAAACAGAAATAGATTCAGTTTCTGGATAAACCTTTGCTGGAATTAGTGCTTCATAGTCATTTGCAGATAGTGCTCTATTTTGGGAAGCATAAATTCTTGGAGCATATTTCTTGATTGACTCAACGGACTCAATATTTTCTCCGCCTTGAGAAATAACTCCAGTTGTTAGGAGCGATATACCAGAAGTAACTGTATATTCTATAGAATTTCTTGTATATGCAATTCTTCCAGAAAAACTGAATTGACTTATTCCATTTCCACTATCACCATTTGAAACGATATAATTTGCTTCGATGTAGTTATTATTTTCTAATTTTTTTCCAAATAAAACACCATCACCAAATATTAATTCATATCTTTCATCTTCAATTTCTTGTATATAATATACTCTAGAATTTTGATTTACCTCAAAGACACTATCTTGAAGTGTATACTTTGCTGATGCCGTTGCAGTTATACTATCTTTGACACGAACGGATATTAATTCTGTGTCTATACCTGAATTTGGTAGAATAAATCTTTGATTTAGATTATTTGAGTTATAAGTAAAATTGGTAGTTAATAAAACACCCTCATAAATTTTAATATCATTGAAAGATGCAATATTATCTACTACGGGTACAGTAACATCATCTAATATCGAGAATATAAACGATTGATTTCCAAAAGAACCTGATGTTGCTGCTATTGGTCCTTTCTTTAAAGTTAGAGATGATGGGACTGGAGTGATGTTTGAAGTATCAACAAAAAAACTTACTGTTGCAGTAGCCGCTTTTCTTGATCTTGGGATATATCCAATGTTTCTGGCAAGTGCTACAATATTTTCTCTAAGTGTAGAACTATCAATAAACACTTCATTTGCAACCATATTTGCATTATATGAAGTGATGTAGGTATTATATGCCAAAACATCAACGATCGTTGAAAGATTAGATCCTTCAAAATCATAATCAGTAAAATTTGAGTTTGATCTCAAATAATCTCTAAGACTGGTTTTAATCTGGTCAAAATCCAGATTTGAGAAATTTACTAACGGCATTTACCTAGTAGGTTGCAGAACGAACTGTAACTGTTGTGCTGGAACATCTATACCAACAATTCTATAAACTATAATTACATCAAAAGAATTATTATCAAAGTCTGGATTTACTTGGACATCTACTAACGAAACTCTTGGTTCATAATTGCGAATTGAATTTTCAATTTCATCTTGTATAACAAGAGCCGAAGAACTATCTAAATTTTCAAAAAGAGACTGACTAATTCTAGAACCAAAGTTTTCATTAAAAAACTTTTCGCCAGGTAAAGTAAACACAATATTACGAATTGAACGAGCAATTGCGTTTTCATTTTTAAGGGCAATCAGGTCATTAGTCAGAGGATTGCTCTGAAATGACATACTAATATCTTTAAATCCCTGACTTACCCTTTGTAAAGGCATTGATTATGCTAATTCTATCTTATTTATTAGAGATTTTTTGATTCATAAAGTGGTTCTGTTCCATATTCCCAGTCATCATAGTCTTCATCATTGCGAATTCTCTCATGAATTTCATTTTGATGAGAAAAATCATGTTTTTTGGGGGTTAAATCATCGTTTGCGATTTCTCTAAGCAGTTTTTGGTCCATCTTGTGCTCCTGATTTGTTAAAATCAGAACTTTTTACGGGGTTGCTATCCCGAATTTTCGTAATTTCGTACATAAAATCATCGGAAGTCTCAATTTTGCGACGATTTTCAACAGAGTATTCGGTTAAATCTATTTCATAACCTGGATTTTTGGTAATTCTATTCTTTGTCCATGCATCATCATACCACAATATCTTATTATTAGGATATGCATAGAAATTTCCATTATCCATCTTAAAAAAGTGAGCACATTTATGCTCTGGAGTCTCACTAAAATTAGTATTGAGGGTGGATTTTGACTCCCATGACCAATCAAGAGTGAATAAGTAGGTTCCTTCATTCTTTTCCCCCCGATAATTAATCAGTTCAGCACGTAAGTTAGACAATCTTGAACGAACTTGAACATCAATATAAGGAGAAAAGCAATCCCACCACATACACTCTTCCAATTCAGGTACTGGTGCATCAGGTTTCCAACAGAATGCATGAATAGGTCTTCGTGTCCAGTTGACCCCATTCTCTAGAAATGCCTCAAAGAGGGGTACATGCTTCTCTAAGGACGCTACAGAGTGTACGTCGCATAAAGTTACCTCTCCATGACCTTTTTTATGGTTATAAAGAAATTCATTACGAATATAACAAGTAATCGTTGGAAGATTGTGATTAAGATATGCCATAAGTTTCCAATAAAAAAGCAGGAATTTCTTCCTGCTTTATCTATATTATTTTCCTTGACCGCGATACCTTTTTTTACGTCCATTGCGAGAGGTTGCACTCAATAAGGTGCGAGCAGAACGACCCTGACGTGTTTTCTTAGGTGCTCCTGGTTCAAAAATAGTTTTATTACTTCCACCTTTAGCCATTAGATTTCCTCCATTTCAATTAAATTAGGATCAATGTCTTCTCCCGAGAAATAACGCTCTGAGAAGTCTTGAAGAATCTCACTACAGTCTTCTATAGTGAGATTTGAATAAATTTTACGCCCTTTATATAAAAGATTGTAAGTTGTTTCCATTAGATAATACGAGTCTTTTCGTGCCCAACTCTAATACGAGGATCGCACCAGATTTTAAGTCCTTCTTCAATTGCATCAAGACAGAATGAAACATCTTCGCCACACATGTCTTGCACTGCACCAGATTCAAAGACTTGCATCTTTGGAGCAAACCAAGGGTATTCAAGATTCTCAAATACTCCCTTCTTAATGAGCACCCAACCAAAACCTGTATAATCTACAGTAAATAACTTACGACGCTTACCGATTGACTCTACAGTTTCATGATTCATAACTCCACCATTCTTGCGGAAATCATCTTCTTCTAACCAGTGTGCGACAGAAGTTGTGTGTCCATCCTCAGTAGCATACCAACCAGCGACAATTTCACGCTCCTCTCCTTCTTCGGGGAGAGCACCATCACAAAGTTGCCAGAATTTGTTAGAATCAAAAACAATATCACTATCAATCCAGAGTTGATAATCATATTCAAGTTTTCCATCCCAAGGCACTTGCTTTGGTCCACGAAGAACATTGGCACCAAGAACCTTGCAACGTGCAAAGTTTACCATCGATGAGTAGTCTTGAGAAATTTGAATACTCATTCCATTTTGTACAAGATCAAAACAAAGTTGTACAAATGCTTTTAGAAAAATATAAGAACATCCTCTACCGGGTAAACAGAATACAATGCTCTTACCTTTCATTCTTTCCTTAATTGCACCATAGTCCCACTCTTCAGTGTTAGTCTTTGGTGCAACAGTTTTAACAGTGAATCCTTTTGCCATAAGTTTAATCAACCTTCAAGATCAATTTTATCCGTCTATTTAGTATTTGTCAATGCGAAGAATCTAATACCACTCTCCTATTAACAGTGAGTTCCTCATAAGTTAAATCTTCATCATTATACCCAGTGTCTAATAAATTTACAAGTTTCTTTAATGTACTCCAAGTATTATCAAACTCCTCCTCTTTCAGTGAATGAAACAAACACTTATTCTTTGCATATATGTGATATATTTTTTCACATGCAGTCATAAAAATATCTCCGGAATTTTTTTTTCAGTTTTTATTTTGTAACTGCATTATATATCACAAATATACAAAAACCAAGTGCCACAAAAAAAGGGCGTGGATAACGAATCATCCAGACTGCTAATACAACCTTCCAAAAGTTCCAATAAGGAGTTCTTCGGCGGGGGTATTGAGATCTTATCATACTTCCGGAAATTTTTTTATTGGATTGATATATCGTTCGCGTTTTGTCACCTCTGTAGGTTAGGGACTTATCGATTTTTATAAACGCAACGCCCCGCGGCGCCTATAACAACCGACCGCAAAACACTGCCGAATCACTATCATCACCAAGCATAACACTGCTGCCCCCCAGTGTCAACCAAGGGGCACACAGTTAGTTACACTTAGAATGCAATCTCTTCCAGAGTAGGAATACCAATCACCTGCTCAATCACGGGCGACTCGATATACTCATAACCAACAACATTGTCAGTAGTGAGTGCATCCAGAATGGACAGAATCTCGCTGCCAGTGTTACCTTGTGCCAGCATCGAAAGCATCACGGTCTTAGACATTTTGTGTTCTTGTGTGTTAGTTAAGAGTGAACAGTAAGTGTGAATCAGTTGGCAAAGATTTCGGCGCAACTATCAATACCCTCCTGCTCAATGTCGGAGACGATAACATCGAGGATGGAGAGAATCTCATCACCAGTGTTACCTTGTGCCAGCATCGAAAGGATAACTTGCTTGGACATAATAACGAAGAAAAGTGTAGTGAACTGTGAGTGTCTTTATAGAGGCGCATCTCATTCCTCTTTGTATACCTTACTGTGCGGGACTGGTGTTCATCGAACCGCGATAATCATTCCACTTGTTGATTGCTTGCTCCAGATCTTTAACATCAGCAAACAGGTCAAAGTTCTCACTTAGATCTAACTGACCCGTGATGCCCAAGT